TTGCAGTGGGTGGTATTTATACACGTTATTCCTCGTGTCCACTGCACTTACTTAGTTAATATAATTAAGTAAATGCGGTAGTTGGTCCTGATCGTGCCGTATTGCACCAGCTTGTTACACTAATGCCAAAAAAACCTATTCCTTCTGAGCTAACACCCGATGAAGCATCGAGTTGTATGACTAGTAGTGCCATAATTTAAATCCCCCTATTTCTGACCCACGTATAGTCTGGGCCATTCTGCATACCAACCTAAAGGTCGATTTTTAATGTGTGGCGTATTTGGCTAGTAGTTAATACTTTTAAATCTTTGCTAATAAACCGCACTTTTAAGTTAGCCCCTAATTGGCGCTTTATAACAATAGCCTTAGCAGAGGCATCTTTGTCAAGGCATAAATATTTATTAAGGTACTTTTCTGTGGCTTTGTTAAGTGCTTTAGTAATATTCGTCCCCAACATAGCAACCCCAACTAAGCCGTTAACTCTGGATACTGAACATGCAGATGGTACGTCCTCAACTAATACCGCTGTTGTACCTGTTCCTATATGAACCCCAGCGGGTATAGAACCAAGGGTCATCCATTTAGGGCCATAAGAGCGCAGAGATTTAGCAACTACCCCTTCACCACTATAAAACAGTACACGATCTTCTGAGGGATCATATCTAACTTTTATATATCCATTTCGGTAAGCTTCTAAACTGTTCACGCTAGCCAGGTAGTCGAGGGCTGGTTTGTGGTTCTCTACAGATGTTGTAATCGATGGTAGAGGTCTCACATACACCTCACGCTTCCGTATCTGCCCTGTAAGATAGTTCTTGGCTGATTGTAGGTCTCTCTTACCCGTATGGATGCCTTTGCCCTCACAGGACGCTCTGTAGCAGTTCCACATAAGCTTACCGTCTATTTTGGATATGGCTAGCTTCTTTTGACCTCCACAGAACGGGCATGTTATAACTTTTGTATCACCTTCTCTGAGAGGTATATCTTTAATTATCTGGAGTTGTTCAGCGTAGGTCATTATAAGCCTTTGGCTATACTGCCCCCTCATAGGGACAGCGTCAGCTTATATAGGTATCCTGATCTGTCAACAGCTAACTGCGCCAATTAGTAAACTATTTACAACAACACCTAAAGTTAACAGGTATTCTGACAATAGTTGATTTTATCGTTTAAAAACAAGGGGTCCCACTACTCAATTGGTCGTAGGTTCGATCCCTACCGCCGGAGCCAATATATTGATTAATAACGATAATAGTGCGTTTGTGATCACATCATTGCATTGCAGATCGGGGCATTGCAGACTGCAATATCTGCAATGCTTAGTGATATAAAAACTACAAAGGCGTCAAAAGTCACCGACTCACTCATTAAACAAAAAAAAGGCCAGCCCCAAATTAGCTGACCTCTTAGTTAATTGTTACGGTAGTCTCGTAAGGCTCTTAACCTGGCTACAAGTCAACCTATGCCCTTTTAGTCACCTTTTGATATTCATATGGCATGGCTGGAAGATCGACTACTTCTTTGGTCCAGTATTTTGCATCACATTTAACGCACTCTCGTTTTCTGCGGGTGAAATGCATATTGTTCTTAACCACGGGGCGGGAATCCGAAACAATTGTTTTAGCAGCCCCACAAATTATGCAGCCGATCAAGTCCATCGTTATGTGTTTTTTATTCATTTGGATTATTCCCCAGCCATTAATTTTTGTTGGGCATCATACAGTCCGTTATCTGTTAACAAGCCACTGTTGTATTGACTGCGCTTCGTTTGTGCGTGGGTGCTTTCGATCTCACCTTCAATGGCATAAATAACCAGCATTTTAGGATCACGATGACCAGTTAGAGCCATTAACTCTGAGGTAGTGCATCCAGCCCTACTCGCGTGGGTTGCACCAGTACGCCTAAGATCAGCTAACCAGATCGTTGAGTACTTTTGAGAACCATCTTTGTTAAATTGGTCCTTTAAAGCCACTTCAGGAAGCCCATAACCCTTTGCCATCTTCCTAAATATCTTATTCACACTGTCGGAGGTGTATGGACGGCCTGTATTCTCATACGCACATATAAAATCATCACTGTTACGCCGTGGGTGTCTGTGCAATCGCTGTTGTACTGCATTGGTCATAGCAATAGACATATTTTGCTGAGTTTTCTGCTGAATAAAGTTACTTACCCCAGTGCGACCATCCACATAGGACCACATGAACTTGCGTATCTCAACTGGGCGCTGGCAGAACTCAAAACACATCGTAATGATTGTACCCATGCTACTGTGTCCGTTTTCATCACAGTAATCTATCATTCCGCGTATATCTTCTAAGCTCCACATAACAGTACGAGCGTCAAGCTTTGGCATTTTAATCTCACGAAAGATATTAGACTTAACTCGTCTAGATATAAGGCCCCGTTTCCATATAATCTTTAAAACTTTGATACAATGATTGGCCTTGTGCATACTGATATCTTCTTGAACGTGCAGCCAAAGAAGTTCAGCGAAATCATAGTCAACATCATCTACATCCATTGCGCCAAACTCTTTGCCATTAATTCTGAGCTTGCTTAAATAATCTAAGTGATGAAGGTACGATCTCCGACTGTTAGCCGTTATGTTAACCCGAAAAGCCATAGAGCTTCGATAGTACTCAATGAGAGCATTAACTGAGTTTGGGCCATATTTGTTCTCTACTGGGCCATTCTTCTCAAATTCATCTAGCTTCCGTTTCCACTCATAACCAATCTTGTTGGCTTCAGACTTTTCAGTAACGGTTAGAAATTTAAGATCAGGAAATGCTTTTAACAATACGTCCGAGGGTCTAATCCCATATACCAATGTACCGTTTCTAAGGCGCGGTCTTACATACGGTGCTTTAATCATTTTACTTCTCCCTTTTTTAATAAAGACTTTAACAGAGCGGCTGTAGCCTTACTTGGCTTGTAGATCACTTTTGTACTTTTCATAACAAATCCCCTAGCTATGGTTGTTAGTTCGTTGGTGTAGTTAATCTGTTAACTGTATTAAGGCCACTTAGTTAACGCAAGTAAAAACTGTTAACTGTGTGCTTAAACGAAAAAAGGCTCCCGCGAGGGAACCTTTTATTCTGTGTTTATTATAATGTGTTTGAATGCTTACGGCGTTACCGTTGCGATATGGTCCCATCCATATTCCTCCCCTGACAATCTACTTTCTACTACCAATATTGTTTCCAGACTATCTATATAAACAACTGAATAACTGCGTTTTTCTTTAATTGCTCTCGTATTTGCGTCAATTAAAGCATATTTTATTTCTTTAACAACATGGTCAGTCACACTTCTCCTACCTCCATGTAATTGCGGGGATAAGTCCGTGCCTTTATCCATCAGGTCTTTTGGTGGTGCTTCCATTCACTTCTCCCATAACACATTGCCTTAGTGATTTATTATTTGATGTATATGAAGGTATACCCGTTTGAGATTAGCAGCGTTTTCGCCAACAGCAAGCAGTTTGTTAAGTATTTATACGGAGTTAACAGGCTGACATGTTAAGAGCCGTTATTTAACTAAGGAATTGGCTATAATTTAATTAATGTATTCCTAAACGCCCTCAGTACCACAATTAGTGCCATAGGCGTAAAAAAACCCCACATTAAGCAGGGTTCTCTAGGATTTATAGCCAGGTAGGCGGTAAAGTCTGCGTCAGGTTTTCTCTTCGCCAACTAGGTCTTTTTGATATGTACTTAGGATGCAGTGACCCCAAAGCGACCCATTATCATGTTCTGCCATATCCCAAAGCATATTAGGTTCAAAACCATTATCTTGCAGTATTTTGAATGCAATCAGTGCATCTGCTGCACCATCTTGATGGCCTACCCAATAAAGAAAACCCTCGCCATCTTTGTATTCCCGACTTTGGTGGTCGGGCCTGTTTTCAAACCTATGGCTCTGCTCATGTGAAAAGTTTGCCATCGAAGTCCAATATAAAAACTTAAAGTCATCTAAACTAAATTCTAAAGTAAATTTACTCATCTCAAAGGCCCTCCGCTTGCTTTCTAGTGATGGAAGGCCGCTTAATGATCTGGATATCCATACGCTCAAAGAAGTCTTGGTTAGCCTCCTCCTCGCCCTGTGGCTCGTTCTCACAGGCCCAGTTCATTGCTACCCACTCGTCAAAGTTGCTAAGTTCGTCCTTCTCCACAGTGTAGAGATGTGTTGTCTGATCATGAACCACGGCCCTCAAGACTTCAAACTTGCTTACTGGGTAATCCCAATCAGGATACTGGCCAGCTTTCCACTTGTTAACGTAATATACAAAATCATTCATCAGCTTGCTCCTCTATTTCAATGGATTCATAAATAATCTCTGCATGGTGTTGGTTCTTTTCCGCTAAAAATTTATTTGCCTGTGCTTTTGTATCAAAAACCATTTCACTGTAATCTTTGCGCCAATTGCCTTGCTCGTTTAGCAGTTCATACCGAGCAATAGCTTTTCCGGCACTGTAACGAATAGAATAGCGTTGATCATTAAATATTTCTTTTGCCATTAAATTCACTTCATTTGTCCTGGCAATCATAGGCCAAATTAGGGGTATAAATTGCCGCCGTTTTGAAATATCTACCATGTCAGTCATCAGCTTGCTCCACTACTAAGTAGTTGTTGATGAAGTTTTCACCAGCCAAGGTGATATATGCATAACCGTCTGGTGCATCAATGTGACGTGAAATAAAACCAGCTTCGATAAGCTGCTCCATTTTACCACAATAGGTTGCATATGATTTAGCGAAACCAGAAAGGTCTTTACCGAAGTTGCTGACGTGAATTGGCTTACGTACACCGTGCTGTGCTTCTGAAGACATTGCATTTTCAAGGATTTCACGCTGGATTTTTACGAGCTTTTTCATTGGCCCACCCTCATTTGCGCGTCATCAATCAATCGCAGCATACGCGGATCAGGTGTAAGAGTAGTCCACGCATACACAGCCATTGCTAGAGTTGCCCAAAACGGCTTCAGCGTGTTAACATCTTGGCCCAACGAAACGTAATTTTTATTACAGTATTCAATTAACTGTTTTTTGGACAAGCTATTGTACCATTCTTGCGATTGCTCGAAAATTCCCTCACTCGCAAAAGGTATTTCCAGATAGTTACTTTCTTCTAATTCAACCCAATACAAATTTTTCATTATACTATCTCCTTTATCATTCCTAGATCGTTACTTTGAAATCCAGTATTCCATCATCAGGCATTCCTTGTGCGGAAGATCGGCTGGTGGCTTCATAACCATGTACTTGTTCATGCGTAAAATGATCTTAGTCATTGCCACTCTTTGAGAGTGGATTATGAACCCATCCTTGCGGAGCTTTGTTAGCACTGCTGCTGGATTGCAGACGCCAAACATGTTCATCGCTTCAATTAGCGAGATTAGGTTGCCTTCGAGCATATGCTCCAGCATTGCTTCTGATGATGGAAAGCCTTGTGAATTTGCCCTCATGATGTCATCACTTTCAGAACGTGCGAGATTAAGAGGTCTATATCATCATAATTCCATTCTTCAGTGTACTCACCATCTGCATCACGCTCACCAAACATAAATTGTTTCATTCGCCCCACGCTGTCCCATCCAATCAAGCGCTGCTCTGGGAACTCAGACTTAGTTAAATCTTTGTAATCAACCCAGATAACCTGTTGGAAGCCATGATCGAGTTCCGATATAATGCAAGGCATGGCATCATTATGCCAAGAACAATCTTTAAAGCCATGAGCTTCTATTGCTGCTAGGATTTTATCAAAGGCTTCACCGTTGTCAAAGTCAGCAAATTCTTTTTGGTACGGTTTCATTGCATTAACTCCTTTATCATCTTTTGGCGCGAGGCCGACATATATTGACCCTGATTTTTCCACTTACTAATCTGGCCTGCGGAAACATTTAACAATCTTGCTAGCTCAACTTGTTTTAAATTTAACTTATGAAGTGCCATAATGACAAGCTGCTGAGGGTCAGTAATTGTGTAAGGCTTACCAAGTCGATTACTAATAACGTGTGACAAATAGCTCGTTAGATTAGAGCAGGTCTCCGCATAAGCTCCGCCAGGACCTGTATCATCTCCGCAAAACCTAATATTGTGACTATGCAATGCCGCGATAATAAAGCGCACTTCACCCACCATCAATTGCGGGTGAGTTAGTTTTTGATCATCAGTTAATTCCATCAGCTTGCCCCTTCACCACTGGTACAACTACCATATTCTCAGTTTCGGCTAGATGAAAATCTTGGCCTATGCCTACGCCGCGTAAAACATTTTCTACAATGCCGCTAAAATCGTCAAATTGATCTTGCGCGGCTTCAGTAAAAGATTGATGACCATTTTCATGCGTAACATACAAATCAGCCTCAGGTTTTGGGCTATGAAATTCCAATAACATGGCCTCCGCGAGTTCTGAATAAAGGGTGACATACGTAGTATTTGGTAAAAGTATCATTTCTATTTCCTTTCGATTAAATATAGATTTTAGCCCAAGGCCCCCTAATATTTCAAAGGGGCTAAGGGTTAAAATCTTTAACGCTCAAGTGGCCACCCTTCTTTGTCGCGGACGAAATGTTCAAAGACCTCACGGCAAAGGCCATTTTCACGGCAAACCCTTTTAAAACCCTTTGAATAGTCAGAAGGGTCTTTGTCGCTATAAACATTTAGTGAGCGGCTTTCATACATTTCATAAGCCAATTGCATAATATGAAGTCCAAATTGTGCAGAGTTCATCGGTCTAATTCCTTTTGATTATAGAAGTTAAAAGTAGGTTAATAACTTGTTGGCGCTGCTCTTTGGCTTCAGTTTCCGTGATCAACAAATCAAGGTATTGCTGTTGAATGAATTTGTGTTCAGCTTCAGCAAAATGGATGACGTCCAAGCGGGTCACAAGAACACCTCCACAGCCCACAGAAAGGCCCAAGGGATGAAGAAGAGAGAGGCGCAAGCTAGCACCTCTCCGGTGATCTCTAAGAGCTTATTCATGGCTCACAGCCTCCGAAGGTGTTAATAGAATTTGCTTTAAGCTCGCTTTGGAATGGCCCGAATAAGCGGATAATTCATGCAAAGTGATGTTAAGGTTTTCATCATAATAAGATCGGATCAGATCGGCTGACCATTTACGTGGGAAAGTGTTATTCATGGCTCACAGCCTCGATTGAGATCGAATTTGCTTTATAGTTAATTATGACATGGTCACCTGATTTGAGATTAGCTTGAGTAAGCAATGCACCCACCAAATCAATCAAAGGTCGTTCGCCCTTGCCACTCACCTTGCGGCTTCCTTCCACCGCAATAGTAAGTGTTAGGCCTCGATCACCCACAACAACATTGAATAGACAGCCACGTTGAAAGCCAGCCGAAACAAGCCGCTTGCCTTCGATCCAAACCCTAGGCCGTCCACGGTTGGCACGAATTTGATAGTTTTGAATTAGATTTTCCATCTTAGCACTCAAACAATTCAGAGGCAGCGCCATGAATGTCCATTGCATCGGTTGTATATGAACATCGAATGCTCTCACCCCACCAATGGCCTTCGACAATTCCGCAACCGTCTTTGGCGTGTATCCAAATATTAGGGCCGCCAAAGGCTACAAGTAGAGATGCGCCCTTGTATTCTTTGGAACTTGTTACGGTGTATTCGATATCTAAAGCATCGCTGATATAATCAAAGCCGCTCAATGTATCTG